AATACATAGACATCATTTCTTTGGCGGTATCAAGTATTGCCACACTACTTGGTGTGTTTCTTTCTTGGTTTCTCAAATACAAATATGGTGAATACAAACAAAAAAGAATTGACCGAGAGATTTCTCATTCCAAACTTATCCAAACCATATTAGATCAACTGTTAGAAGAATATAAATGTCAGCGTGCATTTATACTTCAAAGACATAACGGTGGTAAATACAAGACAGGCAAATCCATGACCAAACTCTCAACCTCATTTGAATCACTCGATGAAGGGGTTAGCACAGAGTTTAAGCAATATCAGAACTTACCGATGTCTCTTTACTCAAACTTCGTTGAAGATGTAGTAAATCATAAGGCGGTATATCCTGTTGTAGATAATATAGAGGACTTAATTACAAAAGCATTTTTTTCACAGAGAGGGTCTAAATCAGCAGTGGTTTATCCGATACGAAAAGGATCGGAATTTATCGCTATTGTAGGTTTTGAATGGACCCATAAAGTTGAGAAATTGGATAACATATTATCCGAAATTGAAGCTGACGTAAAATCAATGGGAGATACCCTTTCTAAATTATTATAGGAGCCATTATGTGTTCTGAATATAACGAAGAAACGAATAACAATGAACATTTGTTGAGTGAAGAAGAAGTATCAAGTCTTAATACAACTGGTATAAAAAAAGGAAGAAAAACTATTAAGAATAAAATACAGTTCCAACTTACTCTTAATGACGAACAAAAGAGGATAAAAGCTGATGCTCTTCGTGATACAATTTCAGTATTTGTTGGTAAAGCTGGCTCTGGTAAAACATTACTTGCAACACAAATTGCCCTTGAATGTTTTTTCTATCGTGAAGTTGAAAGAATAATAATTACAAGACCAACGGTATCGAATGAAGATTTAGGATTTCTTCCTGGTAATATAAAAGAAAAAATGGATCCTTGGGTATCTCCTATTCAAGCAAATATGAATATGTTATACCATAAAGAAAAAATTGAAAAGTTAATGGCTGAAGATAAGATAGAAATTGCTCCTATCTCTTTTCTTCGTGGTAGAACATTTGTAAATTCTTGTGTGATAGTTGATGAATCACAAAATGTAACCAAACCACAAATGGAAATGATATTGTCTCGTCTTGGTATAAATTCAAAAATGATTTTAACTGGAGATATATCACAAATTGACTTAAAACAGAAAAAAGATTCTGGTCTTCCATATTTATTTAATATGAAAGACAAGATAAATGGATTGGGGGTTTATGAGTTAAAAACAAACCACCGTCATCCTATTGTTGATGATATATTGAAGTATTTTGAAGAAACAAAAACCGAGAAGTAAATGACAGATATTCCTATTTGGCCTGGTAGTTCAAGTTTTACAACTGGTAGCACACCGTTTGGAACATTTGATAACGATGCTGATTTTCAAGCAGAAGCAGATCCTTTTGCGGATTGGTGTGCTAAAAGATTGGGTTATCCACTTGTTGATGTTGAATTGCAAGATGTAAATTTTTATACTTGTTTTGAAGAAGCAGTTTATGAGTATTCATATCACATAAATCAATTCAACATACAACAAAATCTTTTGAGTATAATAGGTGCATCTACTGGATCAAATTTAACACAACGCAACATTTCAACTGGAATGGGTCCACTTGTTCAACTTGCAACCGAATATGGTAGTGAAACTTTTACTAACGGTAATGTTAAATTTTATTCTTCATCTATTGATATTACTGTTGGAAAACAACGATATGATTTAGATACACTAATACGTGATGTAAAAGTTCCAACCGGTTCAATAGAAATAAAAAAAGTACATCACTATTCCCCACCGGCTTCAATGAGATTTTACGATCCTTATTTGGGAAATCAAGCAATGCTTGACACATTTGGGTTCGGTGCTTATTCTACTGGTGTATCATTTATGTTGATGCCAATGTATGCAGATTTGCTTCGTATTCAAGCAATAGAGTTCAATGATTTAATGCGTAAATCTGCCTTTACATTTGAAATAATAAAAAATGAACTTCGTATATTTCCAGTACCAACAAAAAATTTCAAATTGTGGATTGAGTATATTGTAAAAGAAGAAAGAAGTAATCCATTAAAATATCCGGGTGGACAGGTTTCTGATATGTCAAATGCACCTTATGATTATATGGTTTATTCACAAATAAATTCTCCGGGAAAAACATGGATATACAGTTTTGGTTTGGCATTAGCAAAAGAAATGCTTGGATATATTCGCGGTAAATATGGAAGTATACCAATACCAAATGGTGAAACAACTCTTAATGCTGCCGATTTACTTTCTGCAGCAACTGCAGAAAAACAGGCATTGGTAGAACAATTAAGAACTATGTTAGATACAATGACCAGAAGTAAATTATTAGAAGCAAAAAGATTAGAAACTGAAGCACTTGCAGCTAGTTTGAATGGAACTCCTTTATCAATTTACATAGGATAAAATAATGCCATTATTTCATGGAACCAGAGATGCTGGACTTGTTCACAAGTTTAATATGGAATTGGTCAATGATATAATTGATACAGAGGTTGCAGTTTACAAACTTTCATTGGAAAATACAAAAACAAATTTGTATAATGAATCCGATAAAAAAGTATATCACAGTCCTATCAAAGTTCCGTCATTGATAGATTATCAAGCACAGACATATGAAGGAACTGAATTTGGACAAGACTACCAACAGGCGGCAAACTTTGCATTTATACGAGAGTATTTGAAAGAGGTTGATATTTTTATTGAAGTTGGTGATGTCATAGAATATAATGGTGATTTTTGGGAAGTTGATTCAATTCAAGAAAATCAATTTTTCGGCGGAAAAAATCCAGATTATTCTTTTGCAACTGAAAAATGGGGTCATAATGTTTCTATTATTGCAAATACACACTTGACAAGACGTTCAAGAATACATATTGAAGAATTTAGACCGGCAATTCCAATTGATAATAATGATATACCGAGCAACATATAATGAATAATTCTAGCAAATATAGGAAACCACCACTTCGTAGAACAAGTGATAGTTTTATAGATGACAAAAATTCTATACAAAACCCAAGAACTGATTTAGGTTATAGGCGAGATTTACAAGTAAGACGGGATAAAGATAAAACAAGAAGTCTTGGAATTACTTTATATGATGTTGATTTTGCAATAAAATCGTTTATCGATCAAAAAATGCAATTAAAAGTTGAAGATGGTGGTGAGAGTATATCGGTTCCAATCATTTATGCAAATTCTGAAAAATGGGCATCTATTCAAAGAGATGGTTTCCTAAAAGATAAAAAGGGAAAAACACTTGCACCATTGATTACTTTTCGCCGTTCAAGCGTAAACATTAAATCGGAAATGCGTAGAAATAAAGTTGCTAATGTAAATCAGATTGCGTATTATATGAGACAAAAATATAATGCAACAACACCATACGATAGATTTAGCACTCAATATGAAAAGAAAAAACCCTCTGAATACTTTATGACTCCTATGCCAGATTATGTTGATATTTCATACGATTTTATTGCTTGGTGTGAATATCAAAATCAATTGAATTACATTGTAGAAAATTTTGTGTATTTTAGTGGTCAATCATTTGGTGATAAAAACTTTTTCAAATTTTCTACAAATATGGATAGTATTGGAATGGAGAATAGTAATACAACAGGTCAAGATAGAATTGTCCGTGCTTCTTTTCAGATTACTGCTCATGCTTATTTATTACCAAAAGATGTTGCTGCTCAAACAACAACAAAGAGATTGGTTACTGCCAATAAAATTGTTTTTACATCCGAGGCATTTAGTGATATAAATTCTATTCTTGCTAGAGAATCCGCAGAACTTTCTCAAAATAATGATGAATTTGGAATTTCAAATTCCGATAGAAGAAATGTTCTTCGCATTGGTAAAAATGAAAAAGGATTTGGTAAACTCAATAAACAAACAGATGAAGAATTAATACATTACAGAGAAAAGGTAAAAAGACTAACCGATGTATCTATCAATAGATCTCCGGATGTTTACCCAACTGAATTTGATGAAACATAATAGTTTTTGATATTTTTTTACATATTTATATTTGTTATTTTATATTTTATTTAAGAGGTTTTTATGGCAGACGAAGTTACATCAAATACAACTGAACAAAATTTTTCCGATGATGATGTTGTTGCGGTTAAAAATTTACAATCACAATATGCTCGAACAACTGCACAAATTGGTCAAGTTGAAATAGAGTTACATTTATTGACAAAGAGATTGGATCAAATGAAAGAATTACGTGAAAAATTATTCACGGAATATACTACATTACAAGACGAAGAACAAACTCTTGTTAAATCTTTAAATGAAAAATATGGTGATGGTATTTTAGATATAGACTCCGGTAAATTTATTCCGTCTGGTTCGTAGTTTGGATTTTTTACTTCATATTTATATGAAGACTTAATTCTATAATTTTTTTGGAGATAATAAGTGGCTAATGAAAGAATTGTAAGTCCTGGAGTGTTTACTAATGAAAATGATCTATCATTCCTTCAACAGGGGATTGGTCAAATTGGTGCTGCTCTTATAGGACCAACGCTCAAGGGACCTGCATTTGTCCCTACCGTAGTTCAAGGATATGGAGAATTTTTAACAAAATTTGGTGGAACATTTGAGCAATCATATCTTCCATACACAGCAAAAAACTATTTGAATAATGCAGGTAGTGCAACCATAGTTAGAGTTATGGGCACAGGCGGTTATTCATTGAAACATCCAATTGCACTTGTTGCAACTGGATCATGGGGTAAGAAATTGATTTCTTTCTTACATCCTACATTTGTTGTTACAAGTGGTGACTCAACATCATTGTTTGCTGATTCCACTATCACTGCAAATGCAAGTGGTAGTTTTGTAATAACTGTTGCTGGTGACTTTACAACAGATGTTTCATTCTTTACAAATGCAACAAATGAAGATGGTGTGCCTTTTAGTTCATCTATCAATCCTGAAAATACTTCATATATCGGCGATTTATATGGGTATAACCCGTATGGAACACATGCAGTTTACAATTATGTTAATTTTAGACAACAGGCATCTGCATCTATTGCTGCTGATCCCCTAACAACTGTATTGATTGAAACTGGATCAAGTGGTGCACCTTGGGACTTTTTGCAAGATTATTTAGAAGCATCTACACCTTGGGTGACATCACAAAAAGTTGGTGCAAGTGCATCAGACTTGTTCCGATTCCACACTCTTTCTCATGGTGTTCATTCAAACTATGAAATAAAGGTTGGTATTGCAAACATTCGTCCTGCTGGTTCGATTGCTGGTTCTGAATATGGTGATTTTGATGTTGTTGTTAGATATGTTGATCAATCTAAATTACCACAAACTCCATTCAATTACGAAGACGAGGATATTCGTCCTTCTGTTATTGAAACATTTAAGTGTAATCTTGATTCAAATTCACCAAAATATATTGCTAGAGTTATCGGTGATAGATACATAACAATCACAGATGAAGGTAAAGTTGTTGTTAATGGTGACTATTCTAATAAATCAAAATATATTCGTGTTGAAACAACAGATGCAGTAACTAATGGTGGCGTTTCACCTAACCTAGTTCCATTTGGTTTCCGTGCTCTCATATCACCAATACCAAGTGCATTTACACAACCACCTTCTGCATCTTATGTAACAGACCAAACAATTGGCGGTGCTTACAATAGAAGAGTTTACTGGGGATTCGATTATGATTTCTCAAATACAGATAACTTTAACTATTTAAGACCATTGCCTATTTCTGATAATCAAACAACAGGATCTAATGAAGACTTCTACCTTGGCGATTATGAACAAAATGCGGGTGCAAGTTTCCCATCAAGTGCAACTGCTTATAGTTCATCAATTGATTTAACTACAAATACTGCTCTTGATTCTCGTAAATTTATGTTGCCATTCCAAGGTGGATTTGACGGTAATAAGCCAAATATACAAAAGAAAACAGGAACATATATTGAAGCTGGAAACACACAAGGATTTGACATTTCAAATTCATCTGCTGACGGATATGTTGCTTACAAAAAGGCAATTGATGCCGTTTCTAATGCAGACGAATTTGATATTAACTTGATTGCTATGCCAGGTG